TGTTTCACCTCTTTCCCATATGTCTTCACTTATAGAGAATCTTGTACCATTCTTAAATGCTTCTATAACTATTGGCAAACAGTCTAGTGTGAGATCATGATAATCTCTTATATATTTTCCCAGCATTTATATTTTTGTTTTTTGTAAGTAAAATAATTTACGTTGACTTTTGGTGTCAAAATAATAAAATAGTTATAAACGAACTATTTTATATAAATCAATTTATTTGATCTACAAGAATTAAGAACTTAGTTTATAGATTAATAAATAAATGCTATATAATAATATAATGGCAGATTCATTAGACCTGACTAATAAAGATAATAGTAATAAAAGTAATAAAAATCAGGTCTTGAATGTAAATAAAGGTAATGAAAATAATAAAGTTCCAAATTATTTCACTAAATTTAATTGGCGTACATATTTAGGATTTAATAAAGATTTAATTCCACATATAAAATCAGAAAAAGATGCAATTAACCATTATGAAAAACATGGTCAATATGAAAATCGCTTAAGGTCTTTTATAGAATTTTATGATAAGTTTCCATATTTTAATTGTGAACTTTATAGACAGACTCATAATGACTTACATAAACTTAATAGAGAAGATTTAATTAGCCATTATTGGTATAATGGGCAATATGAGAATAGAATAACAACCGATCATATCGATATACTTAATAGTGTTCCAAATCTTGATTTTAACTTTTACAGGAAATATTATGCAGATTTGCAGAACAGTAATATGACTGATTCAGAATTATTAGCACATTATCTTGTAACTGGTCGTAAACAAAATAGGCTTAAAAATTCCTTTGAACTTGCTGTTGAGAATTTTTTAGATAAACATGATCGATATAGCATTCTTTTTAGTAGGATAGAAGATGTATTAGTTAATATAAAACCCATAAAATATATTCAATTATCAGACTCTATAAAAGATTTGGATAGCGATATTTATACCGATCTTACTACTGAATTAAACAAATTTTATTCAAAAGTTAATAATAATCCTGTAAATAACAATAGAAATGTTGTGTTCGTTATCGATTTTTATCTTAATTTAAGATCTGATGAATACAAAAAATCATACCAAATTGCAGATAATGTTAATACAATATTCTCACAAACATCTCTTAAAATTAATGATCAAATAATAGATCACTTTTATATACGAACTGAGAATCTGGCTGTTATTGATCGCATTATGAATCCAGATTTTATATATGTACGAGGTAATAATCTATCAATGATACAAAAATTAGGCACTCTATTCAATAATTCAACTAAGATATATTACCCTGCAACCAGTCTAACATATCAGAAAAATAAACTTGAAAAAAATGCTGTACAAGCAGCTAATTATCAACTCTATATAAATGCAGCAACTTCTATAGCTTTAAATACTGATATTAAGAATAGTAATGATAGCAATGTAGAAGTTTGTAAGAAAGATGTATTCACAGGTTATGATATTATCTTAGTTGATGACAGACATATATATGATTATATGAACAAGATGAAAATTGTAAAATCTAAACTTGTATTATTTACGAAATATGCAGTTAAAACAAAGCATAATGAAAAAGAGATTAAGGATAAGGATAAGGAAAAGGAAAAGGATAAGGATAAGGAAAAGGATAATGATATGATGAATAGGGATAAAGATAAGGGTGTAGGAATAGATAAAGATATTATATCAAAGAAATTCGATTTGCTTTATACTTCATATGCGAAGGGTCCAACAAAGAATTTTAATATTGTTATTCAGTTTGTTAAATATCTAGCTGAGAAAAAGTCGACTTTAACAATTTTAATATTAAATAAAGATAATAATGATTATCTAGATCAGATAAGACAAATTAACTATCCATTTTTGACGATCGTTAACACATCCACCCCTGACTTATATTATGATTTATGTAGTAATCACTTAATAACGTCTGGTAGGGATGCACAACCTAGAACTATTACAGAAACTCTTTCAAAAGGTGTACATAATATCGTATTGGATACATTAACTAATGGTGTATATATTTTCAGGGATACAAAGATTTTTGGCACTATAATACCCACGAAGAAGGTATATAAGGGTAAACATTATATTCCAGTCTCTGATAATGAATTATTCGAAAAGATAGAGTCTTATGCTTTTCTTAAACAGAACAGGCAACGTATTATGAAATTATCGTATGATAACCTCAATAGGGAAAAATTATTATTTAATTTAGTTAGTAATATTTTTACTATGAACAGCAAATATGTCGTTACATTTGCCACCATCGATTATTCAAACATGGTCTCTCTCCTTATAAATTCTATTATTAAAACGAATCGTGATGCAATTACTATTGTATTCTGTATTAATTGGGAACCTAGCCATCATCAACTATTTGTAGATAATTATAGAAACTATCCAATACTTTTTATCCCATATTCACTAGTTATAAACTCAAAGAATGATATACTTAAGTTAAAAGTACAGTTAATTAAAGAAGTATATGCGAAATTACATCAAAATTTCATTTGGGTAGATGCCGATTCTATCGTTCTGCAACCATTAAATCCATTATATAATCTATTAGCAAATAGTGATAATGATAATATGAATAATGATGTGAATGATGCGATCAATAATAATGATACTATGAATAGTAATAATGATACTATGAATATTGTAAATAGTGATATTGTAAATAATGATATTGTAAATAATGATATTGCAAATAATGATATTGCAAATAGTGCTGATATACTTGTATTTACAAGATTAGACTCCCAGTATGAGTTTGAAAAAGTTGCCCTTGGTGCAATAGGTTTCTCTAAGAATAGTAGAGTTGAAAAATTTATCGATATCTGGAGTAAGCAGGTCGAAACTTTTACATCACTTTCCCAGGACTGGTTTGCCGATCAAATTGGATTTTATAGAAGTCTGTTAGAATGCAGACCATTCCTGAGGATATATAATTTAAAAAATACAGAACATTCAATTAATGGTGAGGAAAATACTATTATTTACAGCAGACGTCGTCATAATAAAAGATCTATATGTGATTTAGCTTATGAAAGAAATATAAATTCAGATATGCTTTTAATTCCAGGAGTTAAATATGCTTATATAAATCAAACAGTCGATCATTATTCTTTATTCTTTGTAACATATGACTATCCCTCTAATGGAGGTGCTGCTACCAATTTGTATGCTATCTATAAATTATATAGAGAGATGGGTGTCACTGCTTGTATAGCATTTATAAATGATTCGCCAGTTCCAGAAGCCTTATTGAACGAATTTAAGAGGGACTCTAATATATTTTTCTATACATCCGATAAAATAAACTTAGATAAACCTAAATCCATCCTTAAAACCAAGAAATTCAAAGTTTTAATATTCAAAATCTATAAAACACTAGAACTATTAGAACAGAACAATCTACAACTCAACCTATTTAAGAAGATAATCTATTTATGCAGTGGCTTATCTACCTATAAACCTATACTCAATAAGACGGGTAATGTTGATAGTTATAGTGCCAAACGATTAGAAGAACTTTATCCAATTGAAAAGAGTCATAAAGTAATTTTTAATTCGAAATTAACAGAGAGTCTTTATTTACAGATGGTTTCAGAAATACCTTATATGATTAATAACAAAGTTAAGAATAATGTTGTTAGAGCAGATTCTATGGACTCTTTCGATACCGAAGATTCAATTGATACTCTTGCTACTAAAACAGATGATAATAATGGTGACCAAATTGATAAAGAAGATAATGACTTAGCAGATGTTACTGATATAACCGATCTAACCGATGTAACTGATTTGAAAGAACTAGTTAGCAATAACAATAGCAATAATAAGAAAGTATCAGTCTTAAATACGACTTTACTTGGTATGTGTAAAGATGATTTTATTAATCAAGACAGAGACAAAGACAATGATATTAAATGGAATGAAAGAGATATTGATTGCATATATGTAGTTTCAGATTGTCACAGAAAGGTTAAGAATGCAGATCTTGTATATCAATTATATAAGAGACCTGAATTAAGTCAATTAAAGAAGGTTATTATCGGTCTTAATGCTGACTTATCGTTAAATAAGATAGAGAATACGACCATTATAAATGGAAATCTGAATAGATCCGAAGTTATTAAATATTTAAAGAAATCGAAAATATTGGTGCTACCATCACATTTTGATTCATCTCCGAATATCCTTTATGAAGCTTTATTCTCAGGGTGCAATGTTATTGCATCGAGTAATATTGGTAATATTGAAATTATACCAAATCAAAATATCATAAAATTAGAGCAAAATTCAGCTCTCAATGCTAAAAAGTTTGCCGCAATCGTGCAAAAAAACTTAGTTAAAAGAATCTGCAAAGAACCAACACTAAATGCTGATACCAAGAAGATCTTAGATGATCTTATCCTGTTATAAATAAGGGCTTACAGCTTCAGCTTCGCTAAGTCATAGCGGCGGTCTGCCCTTATATATTATGCAATAAAATTGATAAATTCTTGAGATATATCCTCTTAACATAGTAAACAAAAAAACGAATACGATATGTCAGACGACGAATCTGTCAATGAAATGGAGATTAAGGACCAGGTCGAGTACTGGAAACTGATGAACGATGCTGGTCTTCTTACCATGGTTCCTGGCGCTGAAAAGCTCTTGGATCGACTCCACCACTGGTATACTGCTGAGCGATGCAAGGAGTGTGATCGCCCTCAACCTGGACACTTTTACGATTGCAGCCATGCTCTCAAGTGTCCTTCATGCAAGGCCCGAATCGACATGCCAAATGTCGAGCATTACCCTGAATGCAGATGGAAGGAAGGACGTGTCTGCTCCAAGGTGCGTGTTGTGAAGCAGGAAAAGAAAGTGGCGATGCCAGTGCAAAAGATGGTTGCGAAGCCAATGCAGAAGTCCAGAAAGTTTCAGAAAGTTCCAGTTCTGAGCTCGACAAGTGACTTTCCTCCCCTTTAGGAAAAAACCAGGATATAAAATACAGGGCCCCTCCTGCTTTGTTTAATTCGACAGCGCGAAAGGTATTTGCATTCTTTTCTATATTGTCAAGTCAAAGGAGGATTATATATTATAATTTAAAAATGAACAAAGAACAAAGAACAAAAACAAAACAAACATAAAAAACAAAACAAAATGGGTGGATGGACCTGTAAAAGCAATTTCTTTTAAAGGTAAACTCTACCGTCTTGAAGGCATTATGATCTTCTATAAGGTAACTGATATTAACTTAGTCACTATGTCAACATGCCATCCGCATTCGCACTACAATTGCACTAATGTAGATCTTTATGGTGAAAATGCATTTATGGTGTTGTCTAATATTGTTGACTATTTTTCAAATGATTCGATCGATACCAAACAACATGTATTTTGTCAAACATGTTTTATCTCAAAAGAAAAACCGGTTTAGCAAAGCTATGCCAGGTCTCCTTAGTTTTAGCAAAGCTAGGCATGGTCTCTTTAGTTTTAGCAGGGTCTCTTTAGTTTCATAAGGGCTTACAGCAGTTCCAGTTCTGAGCTGGATAAGTAACTTTCCTCCCCTTCTTTAAGATAATTAATTAATGAAAGATTATCTTGCTTTGCGTTAAGTTACTGCTTCTTTGAGTTACACCTCTTAATTTGATCCAGAGTAAGTTGGTAAATCGGATTGAAAGCTCTGTAAATATTTTCTTGCTATGTCACATAGTTCCTTCTTTGACATTCTATTGCGTACATAACCTTCAAGCCCCATATCTAACAATATATCAATAAGTTCATCCTTTCGCATTTCACCTAATTGACTGCATATTACCTTCCATTCTTGGTTTTGTAGTTTTTTATTGGGACGATTAATGTCTCGCACAACTAATTCATATATTTCTTTTGGTGTAAGATGATCAAAACCATGAACACCTTGGATCCAGCGGCTACCGGGATGCAACTTAATTGCACCCGACATATAACTGATATCATCCTGAAAGATATCAGCCTTACACCTATCAATAAGCTTATCTGCTAGGGGTAAATGAAGTTGTTTTGGGCCATTTTCAAGGCGTCGACAAACTTTAAGAGGTAATCTTTCTATGGGGTTTTCATAAATAGCCAATTCGTTGAGATTCTTTGGCAGATTAGATGATATAGTTGAGATATTGTTGTTATCTATATATAATAATTCTAAACTACTCGGTAATTGAGGCAAATTAGTGATGTGATTATCTGATAGGAACAAATATTTCATACTTTTATAAGTTTTCAAAATATTGGGATCAAGTTCTGTAAGATTATTCCCAGACAAATTCATGAATATAGTATTTGGTATATTAGTGGGTAATGTTGTGAAGTCATTATTGAACAACTCCAGATCCCATGGATATATTTTAGTCAACACATTGCCATAATCATTGAGTTTGCTATTAGTAATTTTTAATTTCTTTAATTTATTCAATTGACCAATCTCATCAGGTATTCGATGTTGTGGATCATTAATCAAACTAGGAGAACTATTTATAGTTAATTCTTCAGTGGCGTTAATATCATTCATGAATCTGGCATAGTCTTCATCAGTAACAAGTTTCCTTGGAGATAATTCATTCAAAATGTTCTTCCATAGTTGAGAGAAATTACCATTGGATTTGGTGGTGAGTATGTTTTGGAGCACATCTAAATTTACAAGTCCTAAAGATTGTGTTACAATAAGATGTTTAAGATATTTGTTCACAGATGCATTATCATTAACATTGAAATCATTAATTCCGTCTCGTTTAGCAATATCGACTATGATAAATTTGTATTTTAAAGGCATCGAGATTAAACCAGATTTTGATTGCGAAAAAGCTTCTTGTATCAGCCTTTGCGTTTGTGCATCTGAATTTGATTTTCCACGAATCTCTCTAAGTTTACCATCTGGAGCCAGTATATAACCGATTAAGGGTGTAAACTTCTGCGAACTCTGCGAACTCTGCGAACTCTGCGAATTTCTTTGGGAAGATTTAACAGAACCTTTATTGGTTGTTTTTACTGAAGATTTTGACATATATATATATATATATATATATATACATATTAATTGTATATATATATAATTAATAAACCTACATCTATACTAGGTGGTTTCATAAGAGCTTACAACTAAAGCGAAAT